TTTAAAAAATTGAAAAATTCATAAAAATTTGAGTAAAAAAAATAAAAATTTAAGAAAATTTACCTAAAATAAAAATTTACACAATACCATTATAATCAAAGAAATTCAACTTTTCGATTATTTTTTAGTATTTATTGTAAAAAAGACATATACGTTAATTCGGAAAAAATTAAACATAACATAATATAATAAAGAAAAAAACATGGCAGATTTTATTTTTACATCTCCGGGCGCAAAATTTAGAGAACGTGATATTACGTTTGTAACCCGTAATGTTGGTATTACTACATTAGGTCTTGTTGGCGAAACCGTTAAAGGACCTGCTTTTGAACCAGTTCTTATTCGAGATAAAACAGAATTTAGAGAAAGATTTGGTGGACAAAGCATAAAAAGATTTGATAATGGTCAATTGCAATATCAATTACCATATGCAGCAAATTCATATTTAGATGAATCAAACCAATTATATGTAACTAGAGTATTGGGATTAAGTGGATATGATGTTGGTAAAGCATGGGCTATTACTATTAGTGCTGGATATGACCCAGACACCACTGGTGAAACAACAACAGTTAGTTCCACTACAGGATTTACTGGAAGTACTTATTTAGGTGTTCCAATTACAGGTAAAAATCAAAGTGGTTCAGCATTTACTGGATTTACAAAAAATGGTGATACATTTGAAGGAATACGACATGATTTTGTAGTCAATGATTTTAACCCAGTAACTCTTGAAGGTACTGTTAATGATACTGAAATTACATTAACCGCAAGTTCATATCAAGAATATGAAGATATGGTTGTTGCAGTTATTAGAAGTAGGGGATTATCTCTTACTGAAATTAATGAAGAACCTGTAACTACTTTTGATACCACTGGACTTACAATTAGTAATTTAATGGATGCTGGTACTGATTTATTTGAAAAATTTGAAATTACTGCAACAGGTGAAACTAGAAATGAAAAATATGTTGTTTCATTAAATCCTAATTCAAGCAGTTTCTTACCTAATGTAATTGGTAATGAGCCAAAAGGAAAAAATACAATGATTTGGGTTGAATCAATTTACCCAGATTTAATTAAAAAATTAGATGCTGATGGATATGGATGGGCAGTAAAAGAATTAGTTGAAAATACAATTAATGTTGATGATTATAAAACTAGTTTTAAAACTCCTGAAACTCCTTGGGTTGTATCACAATTAAGAGGTAGCACTATTGATAGATTATTTAAATTTTATAGTATTAGTGATGGTGATTCAGCAAATAGGGAAATAAAAATTAGTATTCAAAACATTAATCCAATCACATTAGAATTTGACGTAATTGTTCGTGATTGGGCTGATAATGATAATAACTTAAGTGTTTTAGAAACATTTGCAAGATGTACTTTATCTGAAGGTCAAAATAGTTTTATTGGTCAGCGTATTGGTACAATTGATGGTGAATATGACCTTAAGAGTAAATATATTGTAGTTGAACTTGCTGATGACATTAATCCTACATCATTCCCTGCTGGTTTTGAAGGATATAGAATCAAAGATTGGACTGTTGATGGAGCAGTTAATCCTAAAATTTTCTATAAAACTAGCTATTTGCAAAATGAAAGACCGAGAAATGTTTATTTAGGTATATCAAAAACTGCATATAACGCAACTAATGTTTTAGGTTCTGGAATTAATCAAAATTTATTTAACTTTAATGGTGTTGTTTCTGAAACAGAAACAGGTCATACTTATACTAAAGGTTTCCATATGGATTCTGGTGCAACTGGTAATTATAATGGATTTGAATTTGAAGTTGGTGATGATGCAATTAGAACAAGTACCGATGTTTTAAATTCAGATAATGATTATTTTGATATTAATAAGAGAAAATTCACATTAGTACCTGCTGGTGGTTTTGATGGTTGGGACGTTCATAGAACATCACGTTCAAATACTGATGGTTTTGAATTATACGGTATGTTTGATGGTGTTGATGCTGATGCTGGTGAAAAACCATATAATGATTTTCAGGCATGGGAAACAGCAATTAATACATTTGAAAATGCTGAGGAAATTACAATTAATTTATTTGCAACACCAAGCATTAACTGGTCAGATAATAGTGTTCTTGTAAAGAATACGATTGAAATGATTGAAACAAGAAGAACTGACAGTTTATATGTTATTGATTCTCCCGATATTAATATTCCACAAGTAGTTGGTGAAGAAAAAAATGACGTTGTAGCATCAACAAAAATTGTAGGATTATTAGATGATGCTGATATTGACAGTAATTACGCATGTACTTATTTCCCTTGGATTCAAATGAGAGATACCCAAAATAATGTTAATGTTTATATTCCACCAACAGGTGAAGTAGTTAAATCAATGGCATTTACTGATAATAGTTCATTCCCTTGGTTTGCACCTGCTGGTTTAAATCGTGGTGTAACTAATGCAAGAAAATCTAAGTACAAGTTAAGTCAAGAAGCACGTGATGTGTTATATGTTGGCAGAATTAACCCAATGGCAGATTTTGCTGAAGTAGGTACTGCAATTTTTGGTCAAAAAACATTACAAAAAGCTGAAAGTGCATTGGATAGAATTAATGTACGTAGGTTATTACTTCAAATTAAAGTTCTTATTTCAAATATTGCAATCAGACTTTTATTTGAACAAAACGACCAATCAACTATTGACCAATTCTTACAAAAAGCAAATCCTGTTCTTGATACTATTAAGAGAGAAAGAGGTTTGTATGACTTCAGAATTAAAATGGATGATAGTATTAACACGCCTGAATCAATGGATAGAAATGAATTGTATGGTGAAATTTTCTTAAAACCAACACGTTCACTTGAATACATTGGTATTACATTCACTATCACTCCAAGTGGTGCTGCATTTGAAGATTTTGGTGCATAATATTAAAAACTTGTCAAATGTGAGAAGACCCTTTGGGGTTTTCTCACTTGACGAGAAATTAAATTAATAAAACTATGGCAAAGAAAAAGAAAGAAAAAAAAGAAGAATATTATTGGGAAGATAATTTGAATGTTCAAGAACTTCCTGAAGAAAATAAACCAGAAGTTGAAGAACTTCCTGAAGAAGTTGAACCAGAAATTATTCCTGAACCAATTGTGGTAAAAAATGTACCACCAAAGGTAAATGAATTACATGGTCAAGCAAATTCAAGATTATTAAAAAGGATTGGTAAATAAAAATTATTCTTCAGTATTTATTAATAAAAATAATACACATATAAATTAAAAACAAAGATATGGCAAATCAAATGATAAGAGGCATTCCTATGGAATACGAACCTAAACGTAAAAATAGGTTTTTTGCAGAATTTTCTGATGAATTAGGAATTGAAGTATGGAGTGTACAAGAATTTAAAAGACCGTCAATGAATATTAATAGTGTTGAAATTAACCACTTAAACCACCAAAACTATGTTGCTGGTCGTTATACTTGGGAAGAAATGTCAATTACTTTCCTAGACCCGATAGGTCCTTCAACGTCACAAATTCTTATGGAATGGGTGCGTTTACATGCAGAATCTCTTACTGGTCGTATGGGTTATGCTGCTGGTTATAAGAAAAACATTTTATTAAAATCTCTTGACCCAACAGGTATTGAAGTTGAAAAGTGGACAATCGAAGAAGCAATGATTACTGGTATTGACTTTGGAGATAACACTTATGATGATGATGGTTTAACAAACGTCACATTAACAATTCAACCTTTCAGATGTATTCTTAACATGTAAGAATTTAAATAGTACAATAAAAAAGCCACAAATTTGTGGCTTTTTTTATGTTGTTAATGAATTAATTCTATTTTCAATAATTTGATTTACATAGATTTCTCTATCATTAGTCTTAATTATTTTATATGTTGGGTTATTATGTGAAAACCAAACAAGATACGAACTTCCAATTTTTACATCAGTATTTCTTTGTATAATTTGTTTATACATTTCTAATTGAAGTGAATATATTTCTAAATCACAATCTT